TGCGCATGTCGCAGGTCGCGTATGACGCCATGCAATCGGGCGCGGCGCGGCATAACAAGACTGGCGTGTTGTTTCAGTCTATCTATAACCGCAGCGCAGGCCCTGAGCGGCGCGAGGTCGGCCATGATCCGCAGCGCGCGCCCTATGCGCCGTTCGTCATCTTTGGCACGCGACCGCACCGGATCGCACCGAAGAAAAAGAAGGTGCTTCGCTGGGCTGGCGGCGGTGCGTTCAAGTTCGCAAAATTGGTCAACCATCCAGGCTACATCGGCGACAATTACATGATTCGCGCAGCCGATGATTCAATCCGTCAATTCCGCGCAATCGTGGACGCGGCCACCAAGGAAGTGAAATGAGCACCACCTACACCTACCCGGACGCCTACCTCGCGAAGTTCTGCACCGAGGCAATCGAGGATCGCGCCGTCGCTGACATTGCCGTCATGGGTACGTTCAACGCCTATTGGACCGAGAAGCTGGTCGTGTTGCGCGCCTATATCCTCGTCTGTCTGGAGAATCAGGCGGACCCTGAGGACCTGTTCACCGCGAAGCTGAAAAGCTACCGCTCGGAAATGCAGGTCTCGGCGACCAGTGCGCATGCGCAAGCCGCCGCAGACGCGGCCGATGCTGACGGCACGGTCAACGGGTTCGGCATGTTTTCCATCCCTCTGGAGCGCGCGTAATGGCTGCAATGGACACACTAGAGGCGGCGCGCGACGCGCTGAAACTGATCACCGGCGTCGCATCGTGCAAGATCGGCCTGGAGCCGAATATCAGCCCGGCGGATTACCCGCTTATCCGGCTGGTCCCGTCGCGTCTGACGCCTGGGCGCCCGTACAGCGCGCGGACTATTGAGACGCTGATCTATTTCGGCGCGCAGACGGCCAAATCGGAAGGGCTGGAGACGGTTTACGATGACCTGTTCGACCTTGAGGCGGCGATCTTGGCCGAAGTCAAGGAATTGAATGGGCGCTACATTGAGACGATCACGGATGAAGATCGCCTTGATGCCTACAAACTTATGACGGTGCGCGTGGAACTGCCGGAATCGACCATTGTCACACCGGCGCCCACGCCGTCCCCGTAACCTACACCGGCCCCGCCGCCGCCCTGATCTGGTGAACAGGATCGACGCGCGAATTGGCCACGGCCAGCGCATCGCCTGAGCGTATCGCCTCATCCGCACGCGCCTTGCTGCCCATGATCTGCGCGGCCATCGGTGCGCCGACACGGGACAGGAAATAGCGGTCGGAGTTTTCGTCAACTGGCTTTTCTTGCTTGCCTGTCAAATCAAGACGAGGCGAGATTTTGCACCGGCAATTGTGCGTGACAATGCCATTGCTTGTATAATGACCTTGTTCTGTTTCAAGGTTGTAAACATAGCCATGGTACGTCTTAATCTCGACATTGATTACATTGTCAAGGAATACGGAGCCGGTCGCTCCGTTTTGGATTTGGCGACCGAGCTCAATGTCAGCAGAAATGTCATTGATACGAGGCTCATGATGGCCGGAGTCACCAAACGAACCGCCAGCGAACAGATGTTCATCCGCGCCAGCAAGATGACTCCGGAGCAACGATCCGCCAATGCCAAGGCTGCGCATGATGCCGTGCGCGGGACACCAAAGTCCTTCGTCGCCAAGGTCAAGAATGCCATTGCCAAGCAAGCCAGCATGTCCGGCATGAGTGACATTGAGGAAATGATCTGCTCCGACCTCAAGGAGCGCGGCATCTACCCCATCCCACAGCTTGCCATCGGCCCCTATAACTGCGATCTGGCCTGCCATCCCGTCGCCGTGGAAATCTTCGGCGGACACTGGCACTTTTCTGGCCGTCACCTTGCCAGAACGGAAGAACGAATCCGCTATCTCGGCAATGCTGGTTGGCATGTGCTTATGATCGTCGTCAATAAACGAGTACCAGCGTACCGATTCGACATCGGGACGAGAAACCACATCGTCGCCCACATTAACAAAGCCCGCTCCAATCCATCCGCGCCCCGTGAGTATCGGGTGATTGACTGTCGCGGTAAGACTCTTGCCGCTGGCCGTTGTGATGACAGCCATATCTCCGTCGTACCAGCGCCGTATTACAGCAGAGATGCCGACGGCAGACGTTATAAGCGCGTCGCCGGGTAAGCAAAACGGATGGAAAGCAGGCACCGGCGCGGCGCGCTTCGGGTATACGCCTTTTCCCATGCCGTACTTGTCGCGCCCGGCTATCAGCGAGCAGATGCAGACGCTGGTACTTCCTGGGCTGCGCTGAATCTGGACGAATTCGATATCCTCATCATCCATTATCAGCTTGGCAACGTGCAAGCTGTATGCACGGTGTAGCTCGGTCTGCGCGATCCGGTTTGCAAAGTACCGCATACGCTCGTAGAACGCGGTCCGGAGCCGCTTTTCCAGCAAGTCTGCACCCTTGCCCGACTCAACGTCTGAAATCGCGCGCAAAACGTCAGAATAGGCGGCCTTTAGTGCCGGTGTGCGCAGGTTGTCCACCTGCATCTTGGCAAAGGCGCGAGCCAGGTCTGATTGGATGCCGCCATCTGGCAGTAAGGCTTCGCGCAGGTACTTTGGAAGCGCCGTATTGGACGGCTTGAGCTGCAACGGCTCGGCATCCGGCGGGCGGAACCCGTAGCCCTCGAACAGTTCAAGGGCCAGCGCGCGGGCGTCCTGAAAGCCTTTCAGATGCCGATCAACGATCCCGGTCGTGACGTCCGAGACATACGCGGCCTGGGCATAGAGCTTTTGGGATAGCTGCACGGTGCCGACCTGCATTGACATGGCCGCCTCTTTGCCGACGGACTGCGCAAGCACGCCTGAGAATGCCGTGGCCAGTAGTTCAGCATACTTCGGCGTGAATCCATTGATCACCTGTTGCACGGCCTCGCGCGACGGCGTTCCGGCGCGGATCAGCGCGACCAGCTTTTCGTATGCGTCCTCAAGCTCCTTTTCTATCCCCAGCTCGGTCGCTTGTAGGACGGCGCGCTCCTGTTCCGGTGTCATCGCAGTTCCCCAGCAACATCGTTAGCCATGTCCACCACGCGCCAGGCTGTGACGCGCGAGCAGTGATAGCGGTCCTTGACCAGCCGGATGATCACCCGGCGGGGCTGGCCGGCCTTCAATTGCTGCACGGCGAATTCGAGCCGGCGCGCCATTTCCAGGGCGCGTGGACAGGCAACATGTAGCGCTTCAATGGTGTTAATTGTCATAGCCCTTGCAAGTGTAGCCCAGCCATCCCGGCGTCGCGGCGTTTGATCAGTGGCGATAGGGCATAGCGCCCAGCGTCCCAAAAATGGTTATTCGCGTCCACCAAGACAGGCAGAATGTCACCGCTCAGTCTATCAACCTTGTATGACCAAAGGCGCGCCTCGCGGATTGTCTCGATACATCGCGGGTGAATGACGATTTCAATATAGCTTCGTAGGTGCGCCACGCCATCCTCAACACTGCCCGGCCACTTCTCAACGCTAACCGTGTTCGGCAGGCCGTGCCGCTTGAGGTAGCTTGTCGATTCCGGGCGGGCAGAATCGGCGCGAATGATGTGCTTTTCAATGCCTGGGATGCGCTCGGTCAGGTAACGCGGCGTCTCGTCGATTTCCAGCCCGACCCGGCCGGCTTCGTATTCAACCCAAAGGCGCGAATCGTGCACCCACAGCTTAACAGCTGCCGTCGGGTCTTGCGCGAATCCGTAGTCTAGTCCGTGATACGGGCCGTCCCAGCCCTCGGACGGGCGGAACTCGGCCACGCGGACCTTGCCGGCCAACACCTGCGAATCGCTGTTCGTCAGGTAGGCGCCCTCCCAGACGTGGGCATAGGTCGCCGGGTCCAGCCGCTCCTGTTCGCGCTTGCGCAGCGTCTCCAGACCTTCCGGGAAGAATGGGTTATCCCACCATTGCATGTCAACGATCAACGCATTGGCCGGCGGCTTCTTAACGAATCGCTGATCGACTGGGCTGCCATCAATGCGCGGATTCCAGATCGCCCACAGCTCCGCCTTTGGCTGGCGGAACACCGTTGCCTCCAGGGCCAGCCAGGACGCCTCTGGAACGTCCTCGGCCTCCTCTACGATGGTAGGTCGATCTTAGCCGTGGACTTCACGCTGCTGACGTTATTGCGAAGGCCACGGAACAGGAACTCGGTCCCGTTGTCACCGCGAAGGTAATCGACACCTACCTGATAATGAGCGGCCAGCCATGGC